TGAAACCATTTAATGAGTTTAAGCCACCTAAAGAATCTATGGGACAAGTAGCTGGTTTCCAAGCTGCTATGATGCTTTTTGCTGGCCTGATTGGTGGCAAGGGAGCCTATGGCGGCATGGCTGCATTGAACGCGGCGGGTGGCATGATGAAAGGCTACGCCGACGGTCAAAAAGAAGTGTTTGAAAAAGCCAAGCAAGAGTTTGAAGAAAACATGAGAGTGGTGCAAGCCAATAATTCTCGTGTGATGGAAATACTCAAAAATAATATGGAATTGGCTAAAACAGATCTTCAAGTTGCAACCAATAAAGCCAAGAATGATTTTATCATAAATGGTCAGCCGACGATTGCTGATGCCATTTCCAAAGCTGGATTGCCTGCATTTACTCAATTTTATGGCAACGCTTTAAAAGATATGAATGACGGTCTTAAGGTCATTGATTCTCTTGGTGGCGGTGATGAAAAAAAACTTGCTGATTCTATTGTTCTTAATAGTAGGGTTCCTAAAACTGAAAAAGAAATGATTGCTGTTCAAAAATATTACCCTGAATACAAAGCAGTAAATAAACAATACGGACCTATGGGTGTATTTGAACAAGCTATTCCCGGATCATCTGAAAACTTTAAAGGTGAAACTGAAAAGAAAGATGCTCAATCTTCTCTTGAAGCACTTGGTTCTGCTGCAAAAGTTCTTAAAGATTCTGAAAATCCAAATATTAAATTTGGTCAAGTTCCTGTATTATGGCAAAATATTAAACAACGTATTAGATCAAATCTTGAAGGAATGGGTTTTAAAGACGACGGTAAATCAACTTATTATACGCAATTACCTAACGGTCAAACTTTAGGTGAATATATTCAAAGTCAAATTGCTCAAACACCCGTTGATCCTAACGATCAAAATGCTGTTTTTCAAAAAGAAACGGCGTTTAGCAATTTTGATGTTGAAAGAGCTGCTCGCGGTGGCTCTGTTCTTCCTGTTGGGTTCCTTAAAGTTTCTGGTCCTTTGTTAGATCCTAAACAATACACAAGAGAAGCTTTTCAAGCTGTTTATCAAGATCGTGTTAATAGTCTTGATAGAAAACTTTCAACTTATGGTTTTGACCAAGAAGATCGTAAAAAAATTTATGATACCTATGGAAGAACAATAGGTTATCCAGTATTAAATGTTAATGGTAAAACTTCTCAACTTCCTTCTGGATTGCCAGATGGTTCAAAGAAAATTGGAAAAACTCCAGACGGCAAAAAAGACGTATGGCAAACTCCTGATGGTAAAAAATATGCTATTGATGCAGGAGTCCAATAATGCCAAATTTGGAAGAATACACTGGTGAAATTGTACCCTTACAAGAATATACTGGAGAAGTTATTTCTGATACTTCTCCTGAAAAAACTTCACAAAAACCTCGCGGCGGATTTGCTTCACAGGTAGGTGCTGCTTTATCTGGTGAAAATTATCAACCTGTTAAAACTCCAACTGGTGAAGATCTTAAACGTGAATATGCTGCAACAAATAAATCTACGTTAGCTGAACTTGGAAAAATAGGAACTGGTATTGGCGAATTGATACCGGGAATTTCTGAATATGCTAGACCTGCTACACGTTATTTAACTGATGTTCAAAAAGAAGCATTTAAAGAATATCCACAGTCAGAAACAATAGCTAAGGGCGCTGGAATAGCTGCTCAATTTACTCCTATAAAAAAAGCTGAACAATTTGTTCAAGGAGCTAAAACTTCAGCAGAACTTCTCGGTAGAGCTGGTTTAATTAGTGGATTATATGGTCTTGCTGAACCCACAGGAAAAGAATCTTATACCGATGCTTTGATGGAAAAGACAAAATCAGCAGGTAAAAATATTTTATTGTCAACTATTCTTGGGATAGGCGCTATTGGCGGATCTAAGTTAGAACAGAAATTAAAAGGATCTTCAACTGTAGAAGATTTGGCTTCTCGTGTAAAAAATTCTGGATCAAGTTTTGTCGATGAAGCTAAAAAAATGGCTAATGAAAAATATGGATCTGGAACAAAAGCTGCTGAAGATGAGTATAATAGAATATTGCAACAGGTTAAAGATCGTACTGAATCAGCTTTTAAAGAATCTCAACGAAGTCAACAACAGCTTGAAAAAAGAGCTCGTGAAACTGAATCTAAAATTAAAACAGATGAACAAAATCAATCATCTGCAATAACTGAATCTGGATTGCCTCAATTTCAAACAAGTGAAGATATTAAAAAAGAACTACACCCAAGTGCTCAATTAAGAAAGTTTGCTGTTTCTGAATTTGAAAGAGCTGAATCCAAACAAAAAATGTTTGGTGGTGAAGCATTTAATAAATACAATAAAGCTGCTTCTGAATTAGAAAAAACTAATCCACTTCACTTATCTGAAGTAGGTCAAGAATTAAAATCAGTTCTTGATGATGGAATTTCTGGTGGTGTTCGTGGTGGGTTAAGAACCGTTGATGAACAGCAATCAAAGATACTTGAAAAAATTAGAGATGCTATTTTTGGCAAACCTAAAAAAGTGCCAAGCGCTGCTGAAATTGAAATTGAAGCTGCTAAACAACCATCTTCATTTTCTGACGTTATGAAAAGACAAAAAGCCAAAGAAATACTTATGGCTAAACAAGAAGAAGCTCCTCCTTATAACGCTAAACTTGTTGACGATCTTTTGCGTGAATTACGTCAGACAGAACAAAGCAAATTGCCAGAAGCGGGAACAATGGTTGCTAGAGGACGTTATGGTTCTTCGGCAGACCTTATTGAACAAGCTTTAGAAAAATGGGTTGGTGAAGATATTTATCCACGTCAAATATATCGTGAAGCATCTGAGCCATTTAATAGGTTTTCAACTAAGCTTGGCGAAGCATTAAAAGCTCAAGAAGAAATTTCTTATTCTGAAAAAAAAGGTCCATTTGTTGTTCCTCAAACACAATTGGAAAAAATTGCTTTTGCAGATAAACAGAGTACTCAATGGACTAAAGAATTGCTTGGTTCTGAAGAAGTTGATAGTGCGGCTGAACAATATGCAGTTAATCAATTAAAAGGAAAAGATTCTAAAGCTGTTAAAGAATGGCTTAATGATCCTAAAAATGAATTTATTGATGCTGTGTCTGATTTGAGAAATAAAATCTCAAAATATCAATCCTCACTTGCTTCAAGAGAAGAATCTACAAAAGCACTTGAAGGAATGAAAATTGAAACTCAAAAAGAAATAGAAAAAGTTGTAGATGATTATAGTTCATTTATATCTAACATACAGAAAGAAGTAGATAATGCTGCTTCATTAAAAGGTGTTGTTAATAAAGAACTTAAAAAACAATATGATAGTACTGTTAAGTCTTTAGACAAATTAAAAGAATTGTTTAGAACAAAAACAGCTAAAGAAATAAATGATAAATGGCTTGACGTACGGTCAGAGATGGAAAAACAAAATGTTTTTACACCTCAAGAATTGGATAAGTTGGGAGATGATATTGTTAATGCTGCAAAAACTCAGAAAAAACAAGAAGCGTATGACCAATTAAAATACAACATTAAAAAAATTATTTTCAGCAAATTAGGCTTAACTGCTGCTGGTGCTGCTGGAATTGGTTCACTTTATGAAACTTACAAAGGAGACTAAAATGCCATTGAAAAAAGGTTCAAGCAAAGCAACGATTTCTAAAAACATTAAGACAGAGATTAAGGCCGGCAAGCCCCAGAAACAAGCTGTCGCCATCGCGCTTTCAACTGCTCGTAAAGCCAAGGCTAAGAGCAAATGAGCAAGAAGTCTACGGGGATAAATACAGATCTGGAACGGGCAGTTAATGATATGCTCAAACAGAGTATAAACGATCCAGATATAGAGTTAGAGCTTAAGCTTAAGATATTGGACAGAGCGATAAATCTGGAAAAAATCAAGCTTAAAATCAATGATGACAATTGGGGCTCTGGATTCTTGGACGAAGATGATGCTAAATAGACGCTCTACACGAACTATGGGGACTAATCGTGGATGCTACTGTTTTGCTTATCGTGCGCACGGCCTTCACCGTGCTGTCGGCTCGGATTCTGACCATTTGCAGTCTGTGGATGGTATTTGGCCTAGCGTGTTGGGTGATGTACAATCCAAGTCAGGAGCGCATCGCCGTTGCCGGCGGGTTTGCCGTTCTGGTTTATATCCCGTCTGTGCTTAAGGAGAGAAAGAGCCATGAAGGACAAAGTAACCAACAAGACCAAGACTGATAAAGCTTGGCCTGCTGTCGCAGTAAAGCCCCAGACCATCAAAAACACGATGGGTCATGGTCAAAACACATTTACGTCTGGTAAAGCGCCTCGTGGCGGGTTTACGGCTGTGTGGGATTATTCTGGAAAGTCTGGTGATTATAAAAACAGCCCGACAACTAAGCCTGACAAAAAGGTGTACTAATGGCTCAGTCTACCTTTTCAATGTCTCAGCATGGTCGCTATGAGCCCTTTGAGCTTCAGGTGTCCCGTGGGCAAATTCCCTATCATGCGCCTCAAAACATTTTTGGTTATGGATCTACTCCAGCAACCGCCAATGTTTTCCGCACTGTATGGGAAAATATGTCTACGACTGAGTATGTATTCCCAAGTTCAGCATTAACTATGCAATTAGTTAGCACTGGGTCGAGCGATACAGCGACAATAACCATTGTGGGTTTGGATGCCAATTATAACGTCATTTCAGAGAATTTGACGCTTAATGGCACAACCAATGTTGCAACTGTGAATCAATACTTTCGTATTAACTCCATGTTTGTTGCAACAGGAAGCGTGACCAACCCAGCGGGCGTTGTAAGCCTTTCAAATGGCGGTGTTGTCTATTCACAGATCAATACTGGTGTTTTTAATGGGACGACAAGCAGCCTTGGTCAATCTCAGGCGGCTGTGTTCACTGTTCCAACTGGGTACACATTCTATGGATGGCGTTATGGCGCTTATTCATCATTTAATGGCAATAGCGCGAATTACACGACATATCGTGCCATCACAAACTCATCTGCTGGCGTTCAAAAGTTAGTTGTTCAGACTCCTTTTAACACCACTTATGAAGTTCAGCGCCATTATCCATTTGCTTATCCAGCAGGCACAGATATTCGCTTCCAAATTGCTTCAAGTGCCGCTACAGCAGCTGTTGTAAGCATTAACATTGGTGGCGTTCTAATTGCTAATGACGGTACATCGGTAGGTTATTAATGTCTGGACCTTCTCTCTCAGTAGGACGTGGTGAAAAGCTTTCTGTGAAGGCTGGTGGCGGTCTGACAGAGAAGGGCCGCAAGAAGTACAACAGGGCCACAGGATCGAAGCTTAAAGCACCAACGAAAGACGCTAAGAATCCTCGGCATAAATCATTTTGTGCGCGGTCTAAATCGTGGAAAGGGGAACGCGGTAAAGCAGCACGTCGGCGGTGGGGTTGCAGGTAATGATAGATTCACAAACGCTTATTAACATTGGCCTTAGCGCAGTGCTGACAGTCATAGGTTGGTTTGCGCGAGAACTCTGGGATGCCGTTGGGGAAATGAGACAAGATGTCCACCAGATAGAGGTGGATCTTCCGACTAAATATGTCCAGAAGGAAGAATATAATAAAACTATGGAACGTATAGAGTCCTACGTCGCCAAAATTTTTGATAAGCTTGACAATAAAGTAGATAAGTAGGGGACATAGCATGAGGCATTACTATGGACCCGCTAACAATATTAGCTTCGATTAAAGCTGCCAACGAAGGCATTAAACAATCCATCGCACTTGGTCGTGACATCATGGACACTGCAAAGCAGTTGTCTGACATCATGCAAGGTGTGGCTGATCTTACAAAATTGACTGTAGAGCCTCCCAAGGGCTTTGGATCACATGGATCTGCGGAAGAAATAGCTCTCAAAGCTTTTCAGGCTAAGAAGGAAGCTGAAGAAATCTTCACCGCATATAAAAATCAGGTTATTGCCGAGCATGGCGTGAATGAATGGGAAAAACTGCAACGTCAAATTATTGACACTCGTAAACGTCTGAAGGCGGAAGCGATTGCAGCAGCGCAACGTAAGGCTGAAGATCAATTCTTAGCAACTGTGATCGGTGTGAGCCTGATTGCTATATCAATGACTGTTTACATGGTATATTACGCACTCACTTATCGTTAGGGGAAGGTTATGAATCTTGGAAAATTTGGAGATTTGGTTGGGGCGGTTGCTCCTACGATTGCAACAGCGCTTGGTGGGCCTTTGGCGGGCATGGCGGTTAAAGCTATTTCTAGCGCATTGCTTGGGCATGGTGATGGCTCTGAAGATGACATTAACGCTGCTCTTGCTAATGCAACGCCTGACCAAATTACTGCGCTTAAGAAAATAGATGCTGATTTTAAGGTCCAGATGAAGTCTCTGGACATTGATCTTGAGCAATTAGCCGTTCAGGATCGTGACAGCGCCCGTCAAATGCAGATTCAGGTGCATGATTGGATACCTCGTGCCTTGTCAATTTGCGTGACTGTGGGCTTCTTTGGCATCCTTTTCTATATCATACGTTATGGATTGCCGACATCGGGCTCAGAGGCTCTCCTAATGATGCTGGGAGCCCTTGGAACAGCGTGGACTGGCGTGATGTCCTTTTACTTTGGATCATCGGCTGGTTCACAACGTAAAGACAATACGATTCATCAAGCATTGAATGGGAAATAACATGAAAGAGAATTTTGATTCAGCTTTTGAACAAGTCATGAAGTCTGAAGGTGGGTTTGTAAATGACCCCCGCGATCCCGGCGGCATGACCAATCATGGTGTGACCAAAAAAGTGTGGGAAGCTTATGTGGGGCATGAAGTCGATGAAGAAGCTATGCGCTCTCTTACTCTTGAAAATGTCAAACCTCTTTACAGAAAAAACTATTGGGATTCTGTCGATGGTGACAGCCTTCCTTCTGGCGTTGATTATGCTGTATTTGATGTTGCCGTAAATTCAGGCTTTGGACGTGCTGCAAAGTTCTTACAGCAGGCTGTAGGTGTAGAGGCTGATGGTCAAATCGGCCCCCACACCCTCTCAGAAATTAGTGGGCAAGTCCCGGAAGAAATCGCCATAAAAGTTTGCGACACTCGTATGCGTTTTTTAGAAAGTTTGCCAACATTTGAGGCGTTTGGTCATGGTTGGACGAATCGGGTTGAGTCTGTGAAGGCTCTGTCGATTCAGATGGCGATGAACCCCCCTGCAAAGCAGACTGAGCCAGATCCGACTCCAGTTGTGGCGCAGATTGATCCTCTGACTGAGGCTCCTGCTGTTGAGGCTGATTCGTAGACAATAACGTGCCTTCAAATAGGTACGTTCCGACGTGGCCTAAGTTCATCCAAGGGGCGGCGAATATTTGCCCCCCTGCAAGCCTCCACAGCCGGCAGAAGTGATAATCCTCTGACAGGAGACGCTGTGTTTCAGGCTCAATGCTGGTCGCAAAGAACTCTTTGATAACCTCACCAGCCTTTTCAAGCTCTGTGACCGCCACAACATCATTTTTGTATGATGGTACGCTGTCAGAAAGCTTTTCAAACACTTCACGTTTAATCAGCATCATGCCTGTACCGCCCGCAAAGACCTCCACAGGCTGATTGGCAGGCACTGTGATCTCAGGCGCGTAATTTACAAGGTTAACAACCCATGCCCCTGTATGGCTCTTGAGTTGATCCACAGGCACATTGTCTTTGACGGCACGTTCAACTGTATACCAGTTGATTTCTTTCTTTGGGTAAATACCGCAGATCACATCCTTGTCAGCCTGAAGCATCCAGATGATGTCTTGAGCTTGAAAGCGAATATCAGCATCAATGAACAGCAAATGTGTTGCGTTTGATTTCAGGAATTGAGCTGTAAGAGCGTTACGAGCGCGAGTAATTAAGCTTTCATTGAACATGAAAGAAATTGAGGCGCTGATACCAGAGTTAATGAACGCGCTTTGAAGCTGCATTATGCTCTGCGTATAAACGCCTGTGCACATACCACCATACATAGGCG